ACACACATTAGGCACAGAATACAATTCACCAAATGATTTTTTTGCAGGATCTTCAAATAACCATACAGAAATTAAAAATAGTTACTTAGATGGAATGTCTTTTACAGAATTGACACCTGCAGCTAAGATAGGTTATATGGGTGAATTTTTAACTGATTTGTGCAAAAAGGTAACAATTTCAAGAAGTAGATTAGGTATAGTAAAAGGATTCAGAGTATCTACAAACAATAGATATCATGTTGATTCAGAAGTATTTGAATTGTTGCGACTAAACATACCAGTAAGAGCCAACAAATATTTTGGATTTCAATTTAGAGACCAAAGTGCTTATATTCTAGAAGAAGGTAGAGCATATACTTGGCAAACTTATTTTCCACATAGAGTTTTTTGCTATAAAGAAAATGATATTGATCGATCAAACATGGTTATAGGTCTTTGTCCTTGGTTGAAATATAACAAGGAAGAAAGATATTGGAGTACAAACGAACACTTTGGCAAGAAACATCCTTTTGACATGATGATCGATGGAGATGTTACTGATAAGATAGAATTGATAGAAAAATTTTAAAGTATTATAAATAATAGACCAGTACACACACTAACTGGTATTTTTACACACACAACACAAGGAGATTATTATGTCGAATATGACACCGTTCGAAATACGCCTAGATTTATTAAAGATGGCGAAAGAGATGTTAGAACAAGATTATTATGCACACCGTGAGAGAATTAGCAATGAATGGTCTACGAAAGTAGATATTGCTAAAATCAATGGCGGAGAAATTCCCGCACATCCAGGGTTTCCACCCTATCCAAGTGAAACAGATATCATATCAAAAGCTCAAACGCTTAATGGTTTTGTTTCTCAAATTCCACAACAAACTGAAACAAAGATAAAAAAATCTAATTCGTAATTGTATCGGGGATAGTTTCGGCTATCCTCTAACAAGGAGATAAGATGTACTCAATTAAAAAATTACAACCAATTTTTATATTGTTAGGCTTATTAATAGCCGTACTTTCATTGCCAACATTTTCTACGACAGTTGTTAACAAAGCTGTACAGACACAGGTGGTTGGTGATTTTAACAAACAGGTTATGTGCATGGCCAAAAATATTTACCACGAATCTGCAAAAGAAAAGTATGAGGGTAAATTGGCCGTGGCTCAGGTTACAATGAATCGTGTAAATGATCCAGATTTTCCAAAAGATGTCTGTGATGTTGTTTACCAAAAAACAAAATACAATCAAAAAACAACTTGCCAATTCTCATGGACTTGTATAAAAGGTTTAAAAGTTAATGATGTATATGCATGGGAAGAATCGGTATTGATTGCTCGCAGAGCGTTGACAGAAACAGTATTACATGATACTATTGCAAAGACAAGAGCATTATATTATCATGCCAACTATGTTAATCCTGGTTGGAATAAAAAATATGTTGTGAGTAGAATTGGTAATCATATATTTTATAGGGACATTTGATGGCTACGCAGAGTGAGATTAAAGATTTTAGTATATTGATAGAGAACATAACAAAAGCAGAAGGCATCGGTTACATGGATGCCATCTGCCACCATTGTAATGAAACTGGACTTGAGGTTGAAATGGCAGCAACACTAATTTCATCAGCACTCAAAGCAAAGATAAGAGAAGAAGCACAAGAATTAAATCTATTGAAGAAAACATCTAAATTGCCTATATGATTGATAATACTGGCTTTGTAACATATGCCATGTTTCATGCCTTGAAATTACATTTTACAAGTGATAGTTATGATTATGTGAAGTACCATGGCAAAACGAATCTATCAAAACAAACCTTCTCAACCAGAAAAGACAAATATTCATTCTATAAACTTTCTAGAAAATATAGTTTAGATGAACTGAAGAACTTCTTGGTTGCCAATTTTCTGGTAAAAGACATTACTTGGGTTGGTGATCTTTTGGGACCAGAAGGTGAAGAAAACTACATAAAGTGGCAAAAAAGAAATCAGGCATTGACATATACATTTAAAAATGATATGATGTATTTGTTGGAAAATTTTGATAGAGACAAAATCTTTATCGTAGAAAATGGAAATTATCCAGTATTGCTGCAAGAAATGATGCGTAATAAAATATCAATTGAAACATTAATGATATTGGAAAATCAATTTCATTTTATTGAATTGTGGTCGAAAAAAATATCTGATGATATCATTTGGCCTAACATCAAAAGAAGGATAATGAAGTATAAACCTTTTGTAAACTATGATAATGATACATTTATGATACAAACTAAAGAATTGTTAAAAGAATATGCTTAAGATAACACACATTTATTTGGATATGGATGGCGTAATTGCCGACTTCAATAAAAGATATGTTTCTTTGTTTGGAATTAATCCAAGAGAAGCAGAAAAAAATAAAAAATTTGATACTTACTTTGAACAATTTATTGAGAGCGGTCAATTTTCAACATTAGATGTTATGCCTGGTGCGATGCAAGGTGTAGATTATCTTAGAAAGTTTCCAGCTCCAACACAGATTCTTTCTTCAACAGCAAGTGAAAAAAATTATGATGCTATTTCCAAACAGAAAATGATTTGGTTACAAACACATGGAATTACATTTAATCCATTATTTGTACCAGGCAAGAAACACAAATGGAAATATGCTACACCAACTTCAATCATTATTGATGATACACAAAGTGTAATTCAACAATGGGACGAAGCAGGAGGCATTGGTATATTACATACTGATTGGCCTTCTACCATATCCATTCTCAATATGTACTTGTGATTGGATATATACTCCACATTATGAGTTGTTTGTGGATAAGTCGTTTATACACCGTTAATACTCCGTTTATACGAAAGGAAATACCATGAGTAGTTTCGCAAATCTCAAACGCCAATCTGGCAATCTAGATAAACTCGCCAAAGCAATCGAAGCAATCAATACATCTGATGGCGCAGATAAATCCGATAATTTTTGGAAACCAGAAGTAGACAAAGCAGGTAATGGCATGGCCACTATCCGTTTTCTACCTGCACCTTCAGCTGATGGTGATGATTCGTTGCCTTGGATTAAAGTATTCTCACATGGATTCCAAGGTCCTGGTGGTTGGTTAATCGATAACTGTTTAACAACCAAAAACCAACAATGTCCTGTTTGTGAACACAATTCAGCATTGTGGAATTCTGGCATCGAAGCAAATAAAGATGTTGTTCGTAAACAAAAGCGTAAGTTAAATTATATTGCAAACGTTTATATTGTATCTGATCCAAAACATCCTGAAAATGATGGACAGGTAAAGTTGTTCAAATTCGGTAAGAAAATCTTTGATAAAATTACCGAAGCAATGAACCCACAATTCGAAGATGAGGAAGCAGTTAATCCTTTTGATTTGTGGAAAGGTGCAAACTTCAAACTGAAGATTCGTAAAGTTGATGGTTACCAAAATTATGACAAATCTGAATTTGAATCTGCATCTGCATTATTAGATGATGATGAAGCACTTGAGAAGATTTGGAAATCTGAACATTCATTACAAGATTTACTTTCTGACAAAGAATTTAAATCGTATGATGAATTGAAGAAACGCCTAGATAAGGTTCTTGGTTTGAACGGTGAGACACCTGCACCAAAAACAACTGTAGAACAAATCAAGGAAAAAGCAAAAACTGAACCAAAGATGCCTGAAATCTCGGAAGATGACGATGACATGGCATACTTTGCAAAGTTGGCAGATGAAGAATAATTTTTTTTTATAAGGAGAAGTAAATGAAAGCAATTGCACTTATCGCAACCGCAGTTTTTGCAACATCAGCCTTTGCAGCAGATCCTGCTAAGAAAGATGCACCTAAAAAAGACGCACCTAAAGCCGAAGTGAAGAAAGATGCACCCAAGGCAGAAGCAAAGAAAGAACCTGCTAAGAAGTAATAGGTTCAAAAAGAAACCCACCGAAAGGTGGGTTTTTTTATACTGTTCGTGTGTTGCCTAATAACATAGATTCTAATGTTGGTTCTAAGT